TCTAAAATCAAATCCAGCGATGTTGTGGGCGGGGCTAACGCCGATGGAACATATCGTGGCGTCAATTGCCTCTTAGCCGCTCAGACCGAAGTTAGCGTTCAGCCCAGAATCCTGATAGCTCCCGGATTTACACATGATCAGCCGGATGATGATGGCGAAACACTGGCAAATCCTGTTGTTTCCGAACTTCTGGGAATTGCCGAACGGTTGAAAGCCGTAATTATCGCCGATTGTCCGGACGGCAGCGAGCAGGATGCAATCAAATATCAGAAATGTTTTGGTTCTGCCCGTGTTTACAGCGTTTATCCGTGGGTCAAAATCCAGGACGAAAACGATCAGATCGTCAGTTTTCCGTCTTCTGCGGCAGTTGCCGGGTTGTTGGCTAAATCCGATAACGAGCGCGGTTTCTGGTGGTCTCCCTCCAATACGACCATCAACGGCATCATTGGGATATCCAAACCGATTGACTTTGCTTTAGGCGATACAAGCTGCAAAGCTAACTTTTTAAACGAAAACAAAGTTGCGACAATCATTCAGGAAGACGGTTTCCGCCTCTGGGGTAACCGAACGGCCTCCGCTGACGAAAAATGGGCGTTTCTTTCCGTCCGACGGACTGCAGATATGATTAATGACAGCTTGCAGAAAGAGCATTTGTGGGCTGTTGATCGCAATATTACCAAAACCTACGTCGAAGACGTCTGCGAAGGTGTCAACAATTATCTTCGGTATCTTAAAAACATCGGGGCCATTATAGATGGCAAATGTTGGGCAGACGCAAGCATCAACACGCCGGATCAGGTTGAACAGGGCAAAGTGACCTTTGATTTTGACTTTACCCCGCCGTATCCGGCAGAACACATAACTTTCCGCTCCCGGATGGTTAACGACTACCTTGAAGAAATCTTCAAATAACGGAGAAAATCATGACAGCAAAAGTCTTAAAAAACTTTTCGCTTTTCGTTGATGGCCGAGGCTATGCCGGAAAAGCGGAAGAAGTCACGCCGCCGAAACTTACAATCAAAACCGAAGAATTCCGCGGCGGCGGGATGGATGCTCCGATCGATATCGACTTGGGCATGGAAAAAATGGAATGTCAGTTTACACTGGTCGATTTTGACGCGGAACTGATGAAACTCTTCGGTTTGGTTGACGGAAATGCGGTGCAAGTCACGCTCCGCGGCGCTTTGTGTGATGACAATTCGGTCACCCCAATGGTTATCAGCCTGCGCGGCATGTACAAGGAACTTGACTTCGGCAAATTCAAAGCCGGAGACAAAGGTACCTTAAGCGCTTCCGTTTCCTGTCGCTACTACAAACTCAACATCAACAACAGCGATGTTATTGAAATTGACGTCGATAACATGATCCGCAAGATCAACGGTACCGACGTTATGTCTGAAATCAGAGATGCATTGGGAATTTAATCATGGAAAATACAACAAAATTAGAACTTCTGTTTCCGGTTACCGTAAACGGAACCGTTTATCAATCCTTAAATATCCGCCGTTCAAAAGTCAAAGACCGTTTGGCGGTTTCGAAGCTCAATCTGAGTGATGAAGAACGCGAAATCAGACTTTTATCGAATCTTTGTGAAGTAGCACCTGAAGTTCTGCAAGAGCTGGATGAGAAAGACTATCAGGCTCTGCAGCGGGCTTATTTGGATTTTTTCAAATAAAGGGCGACCTCCAAGAAGCCGTAATAACCCTCTCACACATTACTCACTGGTCTTTGTCCGAGATTTTGGACTTGGACGAGGAAGATTTTGTCGGCTGGTATGAAAAAGCCGTTAAATTTTATGAAAGTATAAATAATGGCTGATACCAGAGCCGCAGTATCAATCTTAATCGGAGCCAAACTTGGCAGTACATTCAAAAATTCTTTTACCACTGCCGATAAACAGCTCTCCAAACTCGGAGCGACGATAAAGAGCGTAGAGGGAAAAGCGGCGCAAATTGAGGCCTACAAACAGCAATCCCGTGCTTTGAACCAAGTCGGACAGGCTTATAAAGAGGCACGGGAACGGCTGAACCGCCTCAAACAGGAGATGAATACAGTCGGAGCTCCGACTAAAAGCCTGTCTCAGGATATTAAAAAGGCTGAAAGAAACTTTGACAAGGCTAAAACAACCTTCCAAACGGTAGGACGTCAGACGCGTGACATGGGAATCGCGTTGCGGCAGGCTGGTATTGATACCCGGAATTTATCTGCAGAAACATCTTCGCTAAATCGATCCCTCAATACGCTTAGAAGACAGCAACAGCAAATTCAAAATATTGAAAATGCCAAGGCTGTCAATAAAACCAAGCGTGCCGACTTGCGCGGACAGATGTTCGATGCTGTGGCTTTAGGTTCTACTATGTATGGGGCTTTGAAACCGGCGGTTGATTTTGAATATGCTATGGCTAAAGTTGGCGCAATTACTAATGAAGCTGCCGACAGTGAGGGGTTCAAAAAATTATCCGATAAAGCCAGAGAGCTTGGCCGGACAACGCAATATACCTCGGCTCAAGCTGCGGAGGCCATGCAGTTTCTAGGTATGGCCGGTTTCAATACAGAACAGATCCTGAAAGCATCTCCGGCAGCGCTTAATCTGGCGATTGCAGGAAATATGGATCTGGGAAGAACCGCAGATATTGCCTCCAACATTTTGACCGGATTTAATCTCAAAGCTGAAGAAACAACCAGAGTAGCTGATGTTTTAGCCCAAACTTCACGAACGACAAACGTGAACGTTGAAATGCTGGGAGAAACCATGAAATATGCTGCTCCGGCAGCGGCAGCCGTAGGCGGCACATTGGAAGAAACTGCAGCTCTGGCCGGCGTGCTCGGCGATGCAGGTATTCAGGCGACGATGTCAGGTACTATGCTCCGTGCCGCCTATCTGCGATTGGCGGCTCCGGTCGGCAAAGGGGCAAAAGCCTTAGAAAAAATGAGGAATGAACTCCATTTGACGGCAGAGGAAATGCCCGATGTCGCCAAACAAGCCGCTTTCACTCAAGCTCATTTGAAACAAATGGGCGTTAAAATCTTTGATGATAAGGGCAATATGCGCTCTATGATTGATATCTTCAAAGATATGGGAGCCGTTCTCAAAGATGCAAGCGATCAGGAAAAGCTGTCAACGGTCAAAGCGGTATTCGGCGACAGAGCTTCTGCCGGTGCATTGGCTATTTTTAACCATATTCAGACCGGACGTTTGGATGAGGTCCTGACTAAGGTTAAGAATGCCGATGGTGCAGCTCAGCAAATGGCTGAACGAATGCAAAATACAACAATCGGCGCATATAAAGAATTTTTATCTGCCGCTGAAAGCATTGCCATTTCATTCGGTTCTGTACTTTTGCCGCAGTTAGCGGAAATTATGCGATACGGCGCAGGCTGGGCAAATCAGCTTAGTACCCTGGCTGAACAGCATCCTCAGCTAAGCAAAGCTATTGGTTATACCGTTATAGGCTTAATCAGTCTTAAAATTTCTGCAATTGCAGTTGGATACGCCTTTACATTTGTGCGAGGGGCTTGGCTTTCCGCAGCAAGTGTCGCCCTTAAACTCAAGACATTTTTGGGATTTTTATGGACTCAAATGCTGAAAAACAAAGCCATTGCTTTGGCAAGCGGCTTCAAACAGTTTGGAATGACACTCTGGACACTGGTCAAAGGCGCTATTCCGGCGGCAGTTACGGGAGTTAAACTTTTGGGGCGGGCTTTACTTTTAAATCCGATTGGTTTGGCGATTACAGCAATAGCTGCCGGGGCTTTACTTATTATTAAATATTGGGAACCGATTAAGGCATTTTTTGTAAATCTCTGGGAAGGAATTTCTGCTGGAGCGCAGAAAGTATGGGAAAAAATCAAAAAAGTTACCGAGCCGATTGCCAAATTGAAACAGGCAGTCGGAAGCGTATGGAACAAGCTGTTTGGCAGTGATGATGACAAAAAGGTTGTCCCTGCGACAGCACGCCAGCCTGAAGTCGGTCAGGCCGTTGTTGCGGATGTCGGAAAAAATATCGATCCGCTCAACAGCAAGGTTAAGACGGCAATTGCCAACGACAATTCTGCCCGGACGACGGTTCATAACAATATCACAGTCAACGCGGCCAAAGGCATGGACGAAGCGACGCTGGCCAGAGAAGTCGGCCGCGTGATGGATGAGCGAGAACGCCAAATGGCAAGCAGAAAAAGGGCATTAAACTATGGTTAATGTAGATTTAAGCGTCGTCGGGGCAATTCTGAACGAAACCGGACGTCTGAAAGCATCAATACCGATTGACAATATGATGCTACTCGGAGCTTACCGGTTCTGTCTTAAAAATGCGTCCTATCAGGCTCTGAAACGGCAAAATGAGTACAAATGGGCGGAGTTGGAGCGTATTAACACCAATCCGTCTCTGCAGTTTACCGGGTTCGGCAGTGAGACAATCAGCTTAGACGGGATCATTTATCCGCAGCTTTTCGGCGGGCTCCGGCAGCTCAATCTGATGCGGACGTCGGCAATGCAGGGTAAACCGCTGATGCTGATTTCCGGCTATGGCTTTGCATTTGGGCAATGGTGTATCACCTCTGTACAGGAGAATCAGACAATTTTCTTCAAAGACGGTACGCCGCGGCGGATTGACTTCACCATAAATCTGAAGAAATACGGCGATGACAAGAAGCGCGGCATTATGGGAATTGTGCAAAAAGTTGGGAAATACTTATGATTATTTACAATACCAAAGACGGCGATGTTTTGGATGACATCTGCTACCGCTTTTACGGACATCTGGACGGCACAGTCGAAAAAGTGCTGGAAGCCAACGATTTTCTAGGGTTTCAGCCGCCTGTGCTGCCGGCCGGATTGAAAATCCAGCTGCCGGAAATTAACGACAAAAAATCAACCCAAACTGTCAGGTTATGGTAATGCAGCCGGTTTTTAAAATTCTTGCCAATAATGATAATGTCACTGAACTGATTAAAGAACGGTTAATCCGGCTTTCAATCACGGATGAAATCGGCTTTGTGTCTGATGCGGCGACAATTGTCATAGACAATCATGACGATCAGGTGGAAGTTCCGGCACGCGGGGCTGAACTGGAAGTCTATCTCGGCTATGACGTGGATGCGCTGGTTAAAATGGGCAAATTTATGGTCGACGAAGTCGAACTTTCCGGGCCGCCGAACCAAATCAGCATTACGGCCCGCTCTTCTGACACTTTTGAGAAACGTAATCTGGGAAGCATTGTCAGTCCTAAAAGCCGATCATGGCATGACATAACCTTCCCAGACATGGTGGCTGCCATAGCCAAAGAAAACAAACTGTCCCCTCTGGTCTCGCCAAGACTTGAGGGGATTATTGTTGACCATATTGACCAGACAGAAGAAAGCGACCTTGCATTTCTCAATCGTGTTGCGCAAACGGTTGATTCTTATGTGAAACCAGCTGATGGCAAGCTGATTGTCGCTCCGATCGGCACGGCGATTTCTCCGAAAAAGGAAGAAAAGCCGATGCCGACCACGGAACTGGATGTTACAGACATTAACAGCTGGCGGATAAGAATCGCCGAACGCAACAAAATCAACAGCGTCGAAGTTAAGTATCACGACAAGAAGAAGGGCATCCTTGACACGGTTCGCACAGGGAAAGGCAAGCCCTGCTTTTGTGTTCCGCATACCTATGCTTCGGCGACAACCGCGATGCGGATTGCCAAATCAAAACTGGCGGCGCTTATTCGCGGCATTTATGAGCTTGAGCTGACAGTTGCCGGAAATACGGCAATCTGTGCCGAAAGCATCATAAAAATCTCCAACCTGACCCAAGCAGCCAACCGCGAATGGATCATCAAATCGGCTACCCATGAGCTCTCCGGTTCGGGATACGTCACTCAAATCAACGCAATTATAAAGGATTAAACATGGATATTACAAATCTGGACGCCAATGTTTGGCAGTATTTCTTTGCCTTCATGGAACATAACAAAATCTTTACGCTTATCTTGGTTTTTATGGCCGCTGTTTTCTTGCTGCTTATCAAAAAAATAGTGAAAATCCCCTGTAACATTTTCACCGGCAAGATTGACAGCACCAAAATGATGCTCTCGGAATGGGAAAAGGATATTCTTATTTTTTCCGGAAACAAACATCATTTTGCCGATGATTACGCCAAAAACATCCTGTTCAATCGGTTGGCAGAAAAAATTCTGCGCAGCTATTACCTTTGGAAAAAACAGGAATTGGATGACATTAAGCAGAAAAAGCTGTCTGTTGACACAGCTGCTTCATCTGAATATCAGACATCCAAATTGGATGCTACCCGTCAAAAATGGCAGGCGGAATTTACGG